TAAACTAAAGGAGAAAAACAATGCCGTTTAAAGACCTTGAACAAAAACACAACTTGATCAACATGGTAATACTGGCTTGCGGCAAGCACCCTGTTGATGCCGATATAAATCCGTTGCTTGAAGAAAGACTTGAGCGATTCTATGAGGACGCAGTTATTGAAGGTATGGCAAAACAGATGCACTCAAGCGTTGATCGTGCGGTCAATGCGATGAGCAAAGAATGGGTAGGGTTGACGGATGAGGAACTAAGTCACATAAAAGACTATGAAAACGGTTTTTGGTTTAACGCAAAAGCAATAGAAGCCAAACTCAAGGAGAAAAATAATGGGTCTGTTTAAATCCGGTAAGGCAAAGGCAGATGATCTGCTCACAATACTGGTTCCAGCGTTGCAGCGAGAGGTTGAGGAAGAAATTAGAATCAGACTGCTAAGAGAAATGGAAGACATCGTGCTGCAGGCAGCGCAACAGGTCATAAGCTACACCTACAGCCCCGTAATAAACGAATTAACAGTGAAAGTCGTAACTCCGAAAAAAGAATGGGTAGGTCTGACGGATGAGGAACTAAGTCACATAAAAGACTATGAAAACGGTTTTTGGTTTAACGCAAAAGCAATAGAAGCCAAACTAAAGGAGAAGAACGATGCACCCGTCAGGACTGACACTTGAACGATGGAACTGGCCTTTCAAAACAGACGAGGAGCGTGAGTTGGTTAGAAGATATTTAAACCCGACGGTCTTTGATGACTCGATACCTTTTTAGGAGTATGCGATGGCGCGCGACAAAGTACATAAGCATTTAAGAGTTAGAACTATTTTAGAAGATGGTAAGTGGCATAGTTTGACTGACTTGGCGAAGGCGGTAGGAACAACATCATCTAACATCCACATGGTCGTTGGCAAACTAAGCTCGAAGGAGTTGGACTTTAGATATAAGTGGGAGAACGGTACGAACAGGAAGTATGTGCGCCTAGTCAATGAGGATATGGTTAAAGAATTAGCTAGGCAAAATCCCGGCCTATGGGGTCAACTGTTTTGGAGTACAGAATGAATGTAACACTACAGGAAATAAAAGAGTGTGAAGATGGGTCAGCAATCGCTACGTTTGAAATCGACGAGGACGCTAAAGAGTTTCTTATAGAGCAAGGGTTGTTGTATGTAATCAAACAAAGTTTAGCTGAAATGGAGAGTAAATATGGCGCAGACGCCGGAAGCAAAAGTTAAAGCAAGAGTTAAGAAAGTACTAGACCATCTCGGTGCTTATTATGCGATGCCTGCTACAGGTGGATATGGTAGGTCGGGTGTACCAGACTTCTTAGTTTGTTACCAAGGGATGTTTATTGGTTTGGAATGTAAGGCTGGCGGCAATCAAGCTACCGAATTACAGAAGAAAAATCTGAGTGACATCAGATCGGCAGGTGGTATGGCTTATATCGTTAATGAAAACAATATTTCAACTTTAGAGGAATTACTTACAAATGAACCAAGAGCAGAAGATCACGCATAAGGGTTTTAAATACACGCCGGGGAGCAACGTGCAAGCTGTATGGCGTAAGTACGGATGGATTCCCCCATCAGAGTACCGTGATGATTATTTATTTAAACAGAACCGAGAAGCTACGGAGGTGGGAGGTGAATGATGAAGACTTGAGGGATTTTTTTGCAGGGTTGGCTTGTATTAATTTAGCGTCTAGGAATTTGAGTGATGAGGTTATAGCTAGGCGTTGTTATTCTTTAGCAGACGCAATGATTGAAGAAAGAGATAAGCCAAAAGAAGGTACTGGCATCACGGCAATTAAACGTAAATACACAAGGAAAAGTAATGAAGACCACAGCACAGAAAGTTAGAGATTTATTGTCCAAAGGCAAACGCCCCGGCGATATCGCTAATAGATTAAATATTTCACAGTCGTACGTCTACACCATCAAAAAGCAAATGCAGAATGAAGTCACAGCAGATGAAGTAGATGAAGTTGTAGAGGAAAGTAAAAGTGAACTCGCTAAACTTATTGAAGCGTGGGATGAATTTGATATATCCGCAATTAGTGACCCACAGGGGGATGACATGGTAAATAGTCCCCATCATTACACAGTAGGCGGGATTGAAACGATTGACTTCATCGAAGCGAAGGGGTTGGGCTATCACTTGGGTAACGTAGTTAAATATATTTCTAGGAGTACGTACAAAAATAATCGCATCCAAGACCTCGAAAAAGCTAAGTGGTATCTGAACCGTGCCATTGAGCAAATCGAGAAAGACAACTTAAACAACGTATGAGGAAATTATGAAAAAGATATTAGGGTTTGTCCTAGTAGTAACATTTGCACTTGGTCTATATACTTCAGTCCACGCAGTAACTAAGTGCGAATCAGATGGCAAAGGTGGTATGTGTTGTTGGGACACCGAAAGAGAAGGGCCTTGGAAGCCTTTGTCTTGCCAATAATATTTTAATCTGAGGGGTTGCGCTTAACGGTGCGCCCCTATTTTTGTAACTATTGAACACGTTAATTAGGAAACCAAATGCTACCCGCCGTTGAAATACTTATCGAACGAGCTAAGACACATCCAGAAGAGTTTTACCATCACAAGTATGATGAAAGATGGAGAAATATTTTAAATTATTACGAGAGCTGCTTAACTGACGAAGAGAAAGAGCCGCTTAGAATTGCGTTAAAAGAAGCCGAGCGTACGATGTTTACTCAAGCTGTAATGGAGAAACTTGCAGGTAAAGATAATGACGATGATGAAGATGGTGCTGGTTTGAGTTTTACGCTATCACGAATGAGAAAAAACTATAACAGCATATTTGGGCGAACCATGAATGAGATACTAAGAAAACATGTAGAAGATATCATATCTATTGAGGAAACCAAATGAACACCGGTATAGAAATACTGATCGCACGAATGAAAGACCATCCCGAAGAATTTTATGAGTATGGTAGATGGCAGCACGTATCAAGAAGTATGGATATCTTTACCAAGGAAGAGCGTGAAGCATGGGAAAAAGGTATGGAAGGGGTCAGGCAATATGAGATAGAGGGGAAGCGAGAGTTACTAACCGATATGATATTAAAAGAGTTGGCGGGGGAAGGCGAAAGTCGCTACAAGAATGGGAAGATACCGCTACAAGGTAATAGAAAACCCACACATATACTTACATCAGCGAGCATAGTAGAAGAATCGTTAAAGATTCTTGCGGATAACCTTACTATAGGGGCGCAGACGAAATGAACATGGGATTAGATATTCTTATTGAACGCATGAAAACTAATCCTGAAGAATGGTCGCGTATGCGTGAGAGAACTATGGGTAGGTGGGAGGGCATCGTCCATTTGTATTGGGATTATTTCACTGAGGAAGATCAAGCCGCATACAAGGAAGCTCGCAATGAGTTAGTTGCAGATGAGTTTAGCGAGGAAGTGCTAAAGATGTTGGCGGGTGAAGAAGAAACCAAGCAGAACGATATCGTATCAATAGGAACTGGGGGATATATAGTTAATGTTGGTAACAGTGGATGGGTAGACCCGAGGGGAATTTTTCACCCTCAAACAAACATGGCATCTATAAATCCCTTACAACAAAGCCAAATACAACAGAATATTCCGCAAAAACAACAGGATTTGCTAAAACTACAGGCTGAAAAAATGCAAAAACAAAGCCAATCTTTTCTTGACTCTGTGTGTAGCGTATTTAAATGAGCATAATATGTTTGGACTTTGAGACTTACTATTCCAAAGACTTTGGATTTAAAAAACTTACGACAGAAGAGTATGTTCGTGGTGATGAATTCGAAGTCATTGGGGTAGGAGTTAAGGTTGATGATGAGCCTACGGTTTGGTTTAGTGGAGCTAAAGATGAGTTAAAAGATTTCTTGCTGAGATACGATTGGAATTCTTCCGCTCTCCTTTGCCACAACACAATGTTTGACGGTGCTGTTCTTGCGTGGGCGTTTGACATTTATCCTGTTTTTTATCTTGATACCCTGTGCATGGCAAGAGCGTTACATGGCGTGGATGTAGGTGGTAGTCTGGATAACCTCGCTAAGAAATATCATCTTGGTGTGAAGGGAACTGAGGTACTGGATGCGATAGGTAAGCACAGGCTTGATTTTACAGAGGCAGATCTAGCCAAGTACGGTGAGTACTGCAAGAACGATGTTGATTTGACCGTGGCTTTGTTTGAAAAGTTGGTAGAGAGATTCCCCGGCGATGAGTTAGAACTAATTAATATGACGTTGAGGATGTTTATTGACCCTGTGTTAAAAGTCAACGATGCCTTGTTAATTGATCGCTTGGAAACTATAAAAGCAGAAAAGAACGAGATGCTCTCAGGTCTAATGGCAAAGCTAAATTGCGAGGACGAGGAGCAGGTTAGAAAGCGCTTGGCTAGTAACAAGAAGTTTGCCGAACTGTTAGAAGAGTTTGAAGTCAAAGTGCCGATGAAAGTCAGTAAGACTACAGGCAAGGATACGTTTGCGCTTGCCAAGAACGACCAAGGATTTATTGATCTCACTAACCACGAAGACCCATTCATCCAACAACTTTGCGCTGTACGTCTAGGTACTAAGTCTACGATTGAGGAATCTAGGATTGAACGCTTTATCGGTGTCGGGGCGCGGAACGAAGGTAAACTACCTATCCCTCTGAAATACTATGGCGCACACACAGGACGGTGGGCAGGTTACGACAAGGTGAACTTCCAGAACTTACCGAGCCGGGACAAGGACAAGAAGGCGTTGAAGAACGCTGTGATCGCACCTGATGACTATGTGATTATTAACTGTGACTCATCTCAGATTGAGGCTAGGGTTCTAGCTTGGCTGTCGGGTCAAGACGACTTGGTAAATAGCTTTGCTAACGGCGAGGACGTTTACTCTGAGTTTGCTAGTAAAATATATGACTTCCCCGTCAGTAAGAAAAACCCTATCGAACGCTTTGTGGGTAAGACCTGCATCTTGGGACTTGGCTACGGTACAGGTGCGCTCAAGCTACAGCACACTTTAAAAACACAACCGCCCGGGGCTGATCTTACGTTAGATAAGTGTGAGTCTATTGTTGGGTTATATCGGCAGACAAACGACAAGATCATTCAGTTGTGGAGAGATGGTGACAAGGTTATTAAAGACCTGAGTAATTGGCCTAAAGATCAAGAAGATTACACACCATATCCTGACTATTACTACGGCAAACATGACTGCTTGAAGGTCACACCATCTGGGATTGTCTTACCTAATGGACTAAGCATTAAGTACCCCGGACTTCATCTCAATACGGATGAAAGTAAATCTAGATACGTTTATCAATCACGAAAAGGCCCTGTGTCGATGTGGGGTGGTTCATTGGTGGAGAACGTAGTCCAAGCCTTGGCGCGAATCATTGTGGGGCAACAGATGCTCACGATTCAAGATGCTGGGTGGCGCATAGCATTAACCGTACATGATGCGGCTGTTTGTGTTGTGCCTGAAGATAAGATTGACGAGGCGATGCAAAGTATTACTGGCATCATGTCTACGCCGCCCGAGTGGGCGAAAGGTTTACCCGTGGCTTGTGAAGCCCATTTTGCTACTTCCTATGGAGAGTGTTGATGAAGAACTATAAAGACGACGAAGGTAGAGATACAACCGACTTGGTTAATGCTTATCATAAATGGCAACTGAACGTGCCTTTGAACTGCCACATCGTGCCTTTCGATATATGGAAAGAGGCTTGGATTAAAAGCGCTGAGTACCACTCACAAACAATCGAAAAGATGTCCGCAGAGATGGATAGACTGGCTGACTTTATTGATAGCCTGACGCTTGACCTAGCGATCAAAGATAAACGAGTCGCAGATGGAAAAGACAAAGAATGAAAATAAGAGTTGTATTTGAAGGAACGCCAAGGTGTGCTAACAGTACGGAAGAGTACGAGGAATGGAGACGCTTTTCTAGATTTCAGTTTTTACCGGCAGGATTTTGTACTGACTGCACACCGGACTATAAATGTAAAATGATGAGGGAGGGTAGATGTGACTATCCCGAAATCGAGTTTGATGAAAATGACGATGGCTATTTGCCGGAGGATTACAATGACAAACCAACGAAGCCCAAGAAAAAACAATCTGCAAAAAGCACTGCCAAGGACGCCGCCGCCATTAAGAGGTCACATGAAAGGGATGCGGTTGGAACAAGTGGTAAGAAGGCCGGGGTCTTTAGACATACTAAAAAATCCAAGCCGAATCGCAAACACTCTATATTATCCTGATGGTAAAGTCGAAAAATTACTTGACGAATCGAAAACATCCGAGTAATATGTATAGATAAACTTTAAAGGTATTTATGAACTTCACTTGGTCATACTCAGCATTAAAGGACTATGTAAATTGTCCGAAGCAATACCATGAAGTTAAGGTATTGAAAAGATTCAGTAAATTACCTACTGAACAAATGTTGTATGGCACAGAGGTTCATAAAGCCCTAGAAGATTACGTACGTGATGACGTACCGTTGGCTAAAAACTACGAACGATTCCAGCCTGTCTTAGATATCCTGCTTGAGATTCCGGGTGAACGCTATCCTGAATACGAGATGGGGCTAGACCGTAATAAAAAGGCTTGTGCGTTTGATGATGAGAATCGCTGGGTGCGAGGTATTGTTGACTTACTTATCGTGGATAACGACAGAGCATTTATCATCGACTACAAGACTGGCAGTAATAAATACCCTGACCCAAAACAATTAAAGCTGATGGCTTTGATGACATTCGAGCATTTCCCCGAAGTTAAATACATTAAGGCGGGATTGCTGTTTGTTATGCACAATAGTTTTATGCACGAGGAATACGCTCGTGAGCAGATGCCACAGATATGGAGTGCTTTTACCGGCGATTTGCAAAGGTTACAATTGTCGTATACCAATGACGTATGGATGGCTAACCCTACCCCGCTTTGCGGATGGTGTCCTGTACGCTCGTGCGAATATCACAAGGATAGATAATGAAAAAAGCGAGAGACTATAAACACGAGTACCAGATGCAGTTGGCTCGTCCCGAAGAACATGAACGTAGGATGGAACGTCAACGCCTACGCCGCGCGGTTGATAAGAAGTTTAAAGACGACCCAAGAGATAAAGATAAGACTGCTGAGATTCGTGAAGGTAAAGACTTGGCACACAAGAGGGCACTTGATAAAGGTGGCTCTAATAAACAAGGTTATGCTATTCAAACCCCATCTAAGAATCGTTCGTTTAGACGAGATTCGAAAGGTAACTTAGTATCAGAAGTTAGTAAGAAAGAACGTAAGAAGTAATTTGTCGCTGCTCGATAGGACAGTCGTTAGGCATGAGTGGACTGCTCCGGGGTTTCTTTGGTTTTCCCCCATTTAACCATGTCAGTTAAGCGGTACTTAGGGTCCCTCCCCTGTTCTTTTTGGTATGTCAGGCTTAACCGATTTGCCCCCGTAAGGGGTTATTTAGTCATAAACAGTTAAGGATTAGTTGTGGAAATAGTTGATAATAGTGCGCTAAAGATAAGTGTTAAATCAGACATCGCTCACTATCTGAATAGCCAGATAGAAAGAAGTGAAATACTCCATGACGACGGTGAACAAGCCGAGATTCTTATCTACTGGGGGCTTGAAGAATTACAACTATTAGCCAAGGTACATAACGCTAAACATTTACCTTCCCCCATGACCGATGAGTACGACTGGCCCGGTCTATATACACCCTTTAAACACCAGATTACAACTGCATCCTTCCTCACGCTACGTGACCGCGCATTCTGTTTCAATGAAGCCGGGACGGGAAAGACTTCTTCCGTGATATGGGCTGCTGACTACCTGATGAAACAGCAACAGGTAAAAAGAGTATTAATCATATGCCCACTATCAATCATGTACTCAGCATGGCAAGCCGATATTTTTAAAACTGCTATGCACAGAACTGTAGCAGTTGCATATGGAGATGCTAACAAAAGGAAAAAGATAATAGCTGGAGGCTATGAGTTTGTCATTATCAATTACGATGGAGTCGGTATTGTAGCTGAAGATATAAAGCGATCAGGGTTTGACCTAATTGTGGTAGATGAAGCCAACGCTTATAAAACACCTACGACTAGACGGTGGAAAACTTTGGCTAAGATATTGACCCCTGCTACTAAACTTTGGATGCTGACAGGAACACCTGCGTCTCAGTCTCCTTTGGATGCTTATGGGTTAGCTAGATTAGTCAAGCCAGAGAACGTACCGAAGTATGCCACCGCTTGGCGCGATAAAGTGATGCAGCAGGTAACTAGGTTTAAGTGGTTGCCAAAAACCAACGCCAAGAAGGATGTGTTTGAAGCCCTACAACCCGCAATCCGTTATACCAAAGCGGAGTGTCTTGACCTGCCAGATGTTGTATACCAGACACGAGAAGTACCGTTAACCCCGATGGTCAGTAAGTATTACCATCAACTGAAACATCAAATGCTTGTTAAGGCAGCAGGGGAACAAATCAGCTCTGTCAATGCTGCTGCGGCGCTTAGTAAGTTGTTACAGATTTCAGGCGGTGCTGTTTATTCCGATACGCACGAGGTAGTAGAGTTTGATGTATTGCCAAGACTCAGTGCTTTGATGGAAGTTATTGAAGAGACATCACATAAGGTAATTATTTTTGTTCCGTTTCGCCACACGATTGAAGTGGTGTCCAGTCACTTAACCAAAGAGGGTATCACAAATGAATTAATTCATGGAGATGTTTCAGCTAAAGAACGAGCAAATATTATCAGTAGATTTCAGACATCTGAAGACCCACGAGTTTTAGTTATTCAGCCACAATCTGCATCGCATGGCGTTACACTAACTGCCGCTAATACGGTGGTGTTTTGGTCTCCCGTCATGAGTGTAGAAACGTATCTACAATGTGTAGCCAGAATAGACCGGGTAGGCCAGAAAAACAGTATGACTGTGGTTCATCTGCAAGGTTCGGAAGTGGAGCGGAAGATGTACAAAATGCTACAGGGAAAGATAGATTCACACGAAAAACTCGTAGATCTATACAAACAGGAAATTGGGGTATAAAATGAATCTTGAAGAATTAGTAAAAGCTTACTTGACAATAAGAAGTAACCGTGAAACACTAATGTCTGAGTATGAAGCAAAAGATAAAGAATTGAAGGCAGAAATGACCGTCCTCGAACAATCAATGCTAGGTATCTGTAATGACACCAACGCAAACAGTATTAACACACAGTACGGTACTGTGATTCGTAAGATGAACGAGCGTTTCTACTGCAATGACTGGGACAATTTTAAGCAGTTTGTCCTAGAGCACCAAGCTGTTGACCTGTTTGAACGTCGTATCCATCAGGGAAACTTCAAAGAATTCATGGCGGAGCATCCCGATGAAGGTTTGCCACCCGGTGTGAATGCTATGCGGGAACTGACAGTATCAGTCAGAAAACCCACCTCACGTTAAGTAAATACAGTTAAGGAAATATAATGAGTAACGATCTCATGCAAGTAGATTTATCAGCAATTGCCCTCGCTACTGGCGGTTTGGATGAAGATACCCTAGCGGTAGCAGGCGGTGCGCGACAAGGTAATAAGCGTATCTCTATCAAAGGCGGTGTGTTCCGTAAGTATTCTGGCGGTAAAGAAATCGGAACTATCGAAGATCGCCACATGAATGTCATAATTGTTAAGATGGCGCACAAAGCATCAAGGATGTTGTATCTATCTGGATACAAAGAGGGCGAGAAGATTAGCCCATCATGCTGGTCTAGTAATTCAGATGTGCCTGATGCAGAAGTTAAAAATCCTGTGTCAGATAGCTGTTCAAGTTGTCAGTATAGTGCGAAGGGGTCTGGTGATAATGGAATGGGTACGAAATGTAAGCTCTCGTGGCGTACTGCTGTTGTGTTACCTAATGATCCGGCTGGTGATGTTATGCAGTTGGTGTTACCCGCGACTTCAGCGTTTGGTAAAGAGGATAATGGACGTTGGCCTTTCCGTCCTTACATTCAGCACCTTGCTAATCATAACGTCAGCGCTGGGCGCGTTGTTACCCGTATGGCTTTTGATACTAAGTCGCCAACTCCAAAAGTACTTTTCTCACCTGCTGGGGTAGTACCTGCTGATGACTTGGCTATCATTGCACGTCAGGCTAAGACTCCCGCCGCTGAAGCTGCGATTAAATTAAACGTGTATCAGTCTGATACTTCTACTGAAGAAGGTGATGGTGGCTTTACTACTGCACCTGTAACGGATGATGTAACTGAGCCTGTTAAGCGTGAATCGGTAAAAGCAGCTGAGCCAGAGAAGTCGAAAGACGTATCTGATATTGTTAAGAAATGGGCTAAAAAGTAAGGAAGTATTATGCCACGGACATACAGTGATAAATTTTTAATAGCGATGAACCAAGCTGACCCATATCGTGCGGGGGTTGCGCTTGCCCGGGCTTGTGTAGAAGCTAATTTGCCAGCTAAGTATGTGGCATCTGCCTTGGGGGTTACTCGGATGACGGTTTATAGCTGGTTCCGTGGCAAGCCTATTCGTGATAAGAATCAGCGGGTTGTAGAAGTGTTTACCGAAATTGTCAAAGGTGATATTGCTAAAGGGGTGCTGCCAGCCAGATCATTCCAAGAGGCAAAGAAGTACATCGAAGACATTATCGGTGAACCAATCGAAGTGTAGTCTACGGGGGAAACCCCGTCTTTAAAAACTAGGGCGAGGTAACTCGCTCTTTTAGACTCTGCAACAGAAATGATAAAACAATTTTACGAGAAAGTATTACCAACGCAGGGTGTTTATGGTATCGGTGATCTAGATAGCTCAAAACCTAAAGGCAAAAACTGGATCAATCACTACGCTAAAACACTAGATGAAGTTTATGAAATTATTGAGAGGATTAAGGCTAAGGGACATGACGCATATGTGGCAATGGGTACTTTTGCTAATTTCAGCCGCACTGCTTCGAATTGTATTTACCATAGGTCTTTTTTCGTTGACCTAGATGTAGGTGATGAGGATAAGTTTAAAAAGGGTGTAGGGTATTTAAGTAAAAAAGATGCACTTATTGCACTTAACAAATTTGTTAATAATGCAGAATTACCACCTCCTGTATTAGTTGATTCTGGTGTGGGCTACCATGCTTACTGGCCCCTAGCAGAGGATGTATCATCAGAGGAATTTCTACCTTATGGTGAGAAGTTTAAGGCCCTTTGTATTGAGAAGGGTTTGTTTATTGACCCCGCTGCTACGCCCGCTGACCTAGCCCGTGTGCTTCGTTTTGTAGGATCGTTCAACCATAAAACTGAACCACCTTCTGAAGTTGTAATTGTCAGTGATGAAATATATCAGTATGACTTCGCAGCATTTAAAGATTACTTTGGCGACATCCAAGAACCCACAGCCGCAGACATACTTGCGCTTGTGCCGAAAGGACTGGATGAAGATACCAAGGCTTTCAAAAAGCTAAATAACTTTACAGAGAATTTCGGTAGGATTGCAGTACGTAGTTTAGAAGGCGATGGGTGTGCTCAGATCGCTGATGCTATTATTAACAGTAAGACTATCTCTCGTGATAAATGGGCGGCTGTCTTAACTATTGCAGTAACTTGTGAGGATGGTGATGAAGCCATCCATGAATTATCCAAAGACTATGAGAAATACGACCCAGATGAAACTTACAAGACAGCACATTCATTCGGAGGACCTAGAACCTGTGAGTGGTTTGAACGAAACGACCCAGAAAAATGCGACGGATGTAGACATAGAGGACGAATTGGAACACCACTTGTCCTTGGAAGAGAACTACAAGTTGCGACCGCGCCAAGTCAAGAGAACCCAATTCGGAAGCAATCGAATACCCAAACGCTTTCGGAACTTCCGGGATTCTTAAAGCCTTTTGTCAGGGGCGTCAATGGTGGTATTTATTTTACCAAGGCTCCTACCTACGACAAAAAGACTAAGCAAAAGATAGAGTCTGAACCTGTCCTTGTCTTTACAAATGATATATGGCCTATCAGTAGATTGCACAGCAGGATAGATGGCGAGTGTTTAATAATGCGGGTAACCTTTCCGCACGATGCTCCAAGAGAGTTTTTACTACCCATCAACCAGAGTGCAGAGGAACTACGTAAGGCTGTCGTAGCTAACGGGGCTTTATGTACACCTAACTTAGCGCCATTGGTTGCTGAGTACATTACTAAATGGGGTATTTACATGCAGGGGATTACAAGCGCAGTTGATATGAGGATGCAGTTAGGTTGGACAGAAGACCGTGATGCGTTTGTTATTGGCAGCAAAGAGATTAGAAGAGATGGTACTGTTAAGGTTTCCGCTCCTTCACCGTATATCAGAGGCTTGGCTAAACATCTTCATGAATCAGGCACATACGAGAAGTGGAGATGGTGTGTAGATTGGCTTGATAAGCCGGGGTTGGAGATACAGGCATTCGGTTTATTGGTTGGTTTTGGTTCACCACTTATGTCTCTTACATCTACGCCGGGTGCGACCGTATGTCTGCAAGGGGAATCAGGCTCTGCTAAATCTGGCTCGTTGTATGCAGCGCTAAGTATGTTTGGCAATCCTCGTGACTTATCTGTTTATGATGCCACTGACAACGCTATGACTGGGCGCTATCTTGCTTTACATAGTCTGACGTTTGGGATTGATGACATAGGTAAGATGAAACCTGAAGCGCTATCTCCGTTGGTTCACAAAATATCTCAAGGTAAAGCTAAGCTGCGGATGCAAGCCTCTGTTAACGCAGAACGGGAATACGAACTTATTGCATCTCTATTAGCATTGTGGACAACTAACGATGACATCTACCAGAAGTTTAGTATCTTAAAGGCAAGCCCTGATGGAGAAGTAGCTCGTATCATCCAGTTTACCAAGGTAGACGCACCTCACTGGCTAAAGTATGATGCAGCTTTGGGTAAGGAAATATTTGACCCACTTAACCATAACTACGGCTTTGCCGGTCCGATGTATGTTAAAGAACTGATGCGCCTAGGCGATCCCGAAATCCGAGTCTATATTGAGAAGTGGGAAAAAAGATTCATGAGTGATTTTGGTACGACATCTGCTTACCGTTTCTATAACAACGCTGTTGCAGTAAGTTTTGCTGGCGGTGAGATAGCCAACAATGCAGGGATCATTAACATTGATCTGGATCGAGTTTATAACAAGGTAGTAGAAGCCTTAGTCAATATCCGTGATAACGTGATGCCGATCAACAAGCCAGATTATCCTTCGATGCTTAGCGACTTCTTAGGCAAGAATATCCAGAACGTATTGATTGTAGAAGGGAAGGATGTACGTCTAGAACCTCGCGGCTCGTTGGTAGCTAGGGTTGATATTGAGACTGGCATGATGCAGGTATCTAAGACGGAATTTAAGAAGTATCTGGCTCTTATTCAGGTAAGTTCGGCTAATTTTGAACGTGAGATGAAGTATACGTTCTTAGATCTGGAGAAGAAGAAACCCTGCTTGGTTGAGGTTAAGAAAACACGGCTCTCTAGCGGATGGAAACATGGACTACAATTACCACCTGTTAACTGTTATGTCTTTAACACAGAGATACCTGAAGAATTGTTTACACTGACTGATGACACCAAATCAGATAATTGAACCTGAATGGATATTCCCGTTTTTTGGGATGGAGGTTGGGGATAGCTTTTTTATCCCTACTCTTCGTTTTGCCGAGATGATGTACGCTATAGATTGTGGGGCTAAACGGTATGGCATATCCGTTAAGTCATTTGTCACGTCTAAAGACGATCATCTTGGTGTTCGTACTTGGCGCGTTCGTTAAGGTTCTAGATCGTAGTTCTTCATCTTCTCGATGATATTATGCTTGATTAAGTTTTGTTTCAACGTAACCATGCGTAATCTGTCTTCCCTTTCTGCTTTATCTAGATAAGGATTAACACGTATCTCTTTAGCTTCGGTACGTAACTTCTTTAACTGCCCACCAACATCATGATTAAATGATTTAATTATCATCGCTGCATAAGGATGGTTTTGGTTGTATTCGGCAAAGATCTCAGGGTTAGTCTTAGCTTGGTTGTATTTCTTTTCCATAGCTAGGATCTGTTTCTCAATCGAACTGAATTCCCGCGAGTCTACGTTGCTGCGAGTACCAAAGAATGAGTTAAACATCATCAAATCAGTATGGGCATTGAACTCCTTATGATCCCCAGCAGCTATATCATAAACCCCACTTCCAGTTTCAATAAAGCGTGATATACCATCTGCATAGCTATTAGCAAAGAAGTACATGCTGTTAGGACTGATATCTATATCTCCGCCAGATGCGATAAACAACGATCGTGTAAGATCTTTATACACTTCAGGTATTCTGTCACCACCAACTAAGGCGTCACCAAATCGTCTATTAGAATCACTATAGATAGCTTGACCCAATCCGTTCTTGTTAATAACAAACTCT